CTCTTTTTTGTTTCAATGACAGCTCCAATGGTCATCATGTGGTAAATTCCACTTAGACCAGCATAGAGCACGGCGGCTTTAGTTCCAAAGAGTGAATACACTCCCGTAGTAGACGCACCTTGTGCGAAACACATCCTTTTAACATATCTGGACACTTCCTGTCCAATGACGTCTTCGCCATAGGCCATGACATTGGACTTAACGAAGTCGTTGTCCATCCATTGATCAGGAATATAAGAAGTCCATGAAGAATACAATGATTCCTCAAACTTCTTGAGTCCCTTCACAAGACTGTCTATCGCAAAATCTTCGACATTTGTCTCAAAAATGCAACGTTCAGAACGGATTTTATGTTTATAGGATTTACCTCTACGAACTAAATGTCCTGCGAGGCGTTCTCCGAATTGAGGTCCATAATCCTCATCATCTGTTTCGGAGTCAGATTCAACAGTAGTAGCTACTGAGGGCGCACACGTACAAGTTTCCACACACTTGTTGCACTCTTGACAGAGGTTAACAATGTTGGACGGGTCAGTAAATGATACGACGATTTTCTCTTGTTCTTCATTATGTTTTTTGGACATTGAAGCAATGATGTTAACATATTCCGTAACGGTAATGTCTTTGTGAGTAATATCATAATGAGAAAATGATTGACCATTGGGCCCATCTCCAATTGGAGTTTTCAGGGTAATCAGCCAAATGTCGTTAAGCTTATCCATGGTACCAAACTTAGCTAGTACCTTAGCAGTATCTAGCAAATTATTGGTCAAGAACTCAGGGCGTACATTGAGTTCGACATGAACGTGACATCGGCGAAGAACCGACATCGCATTATACGACGAAAGTCCAGCGTGGAGTTCTTCCACATTGGACGTAATCGTTACAGCGTTAGGTTCGATTGAAACCTTACCTTTGTTGGCAAGGTCAGCCATGACGGCATATTCCTTTACGTTGTTCACGAGTTTAATGATTGACTCTGATGGAGCCATTTGCCAAAATTCCTTTTTAGTGTTTCCAAGGTCATCTAGCTTAACACCTGTAATGTATGAGCGATAGTTTGACATATATTTGTCTGCTTCATTCAATGTACAGATGAAATCGGGACTACATTCAGCCCCGACTGCTTTCAGGATTGTAGATATGGTAATGTCTGCAAAAGTAGACTTTCCCGTTCCTGAATTACCGTAAATTTTTGCGCAAAAAGGTGACATTCGT